AATAACGGGGTATATGCTATATTTGGTGAATTTACATCTTATAAAGGAACGACAACCAATAGATTAGCATTCTTGAGTCCATCAGGTACTTTGATGAATTGTCCGTAATGATGAAACTTATAAAATAATATATTTATAATTATGAACGAAGAAATTAAAAAGAATAACGATTTTTTACAGGTGTTTGACTTTGCTACAGCAAAAGTCCCTTTGATTGAGGAAAACCTTATAATCAATACAAGAACGCCTTGGGTATTTTTTGGTGTTGCCAACTTGGCTCCTCAAGAGTTAATACGTCTTTACAACACTTCTCCGACTCATAGAGCCGCTATAACTTCCAAATGGTATGGTACAAGGGGAGAATCAATATCGTTGAAATTAGGGGACGATAATAGGTTATTGATGGCTAATAGTTTGGGACATCACATATATGATATATGGGACAAGTGTGTTCTTGACTTCATTTTATACGGAGGTTTTGCCATCAATATTGTATGGAGAAAAGACAGAGAAGCCGGATTTGATATGTATTATATGGATTTCTCCAAATTAAGAGCCGAAAAAACTGATATGCACGATAGAATACATAATTTCTATTATAGTTCAGATTGGGCTTTTCCAAAAAAGTTTATCCCTCGTAAATTACCAGCATTTGATATACAGAATGAAGACCCTTCACAGGTATTTTATTATACCACTCACTCTGCGGGAAACAACTACTATCCTTGCCCCACCTATTGGGGAAGTGCTACAGCCATATCAACTCAAATAGAAATATTCAACTGGCACTTTAACAATATTGTTAATGGTCTATCACCGAGTTTATTTGTGGCATTAAATAATGGTGTTCCTGACCCCGAGCAACGAGAGGAAATCTATAATACGATGGTTGCAAAATATGCTGGTTCCAACGTGAGTGGCAAGTTATTTTTAACTTTTGCTGATGGTAAGGAACAAGCCCCCGAGATTACACCAATACAGAATAACGGGTCTGATAAATTATGGGTTGAATTGAATGCGATGGTTCAAGAAGCAATCTTGACCGCTCACCAAATATCCTCACCAGAATTATTAGGTATTATGACACCAGGTAAGTTGGGAACAGCAGACCATCTTGAAGCCCAAGACCACTTCCAAAACCTTGTAATTAAACCATTACAGAACGAGATTAAAGGTGTATTCCAAAAGTTATTAACAATCAGAGATGCTGGTATTCCAACTGAAATGGAAATCAAACAATTTGAGATGGTGACTATGAAGGACGCAGCACCAACCATAGATGTAAATAAAAATGTAGATGTCGTAAAAGACGAAACTATTAACCCAATATAATATGTCTCAAGCATTAGTACCTCAAAATATATTATTAGTATCAGAGAATAAATTAAAAAACTTTACTGATATAGACCAGAATGTAACCTCTGCTGTGTTATTACCATTTATCGGTGTAGTTCAGCAGACGAAACTTGAATATATAATTGGTCGTTTGTACTACGTACAATTACTAAATGAGGTTGCAACTAGTACCCTAACTGAAATCAATAATAATTTCCTTCAATACTTCGTTCAACCGATGCTTATTTGGAGTGCATATGCTGAAGCATTACCATCAATTTTTATGAGAATTAAAAATAATGGTATTGTTGCTGGTTCAGAAAAAACTGTTACTATATCTGAAATGGAGTATATGCAGACCAGAGCAGATGATAGGGGACAATTCTTTGAGAGACGAATGATTGAAGAGATAATCTTTAATCAATCAAATTATCCTTTGGTTTATACTTATACCTCCACAGATGGTATGAGACCTCACTTGGGAAAGAATTACTTTAGTGGTATTCACTTGAATAACGGCCCTCGCTACCAAAATCTAAATGTTGGGCCTGGTTCAGGGGTATTAACAAGTCAAATATACTCTGACCCAACTTGGGCTTGTTGTGGTTGGTAAAATATAATGATATGAATATAGAAACTATTTTAGCAATTTTAGGAAGTAATGTAGTAACGAGTATAGCCTCGTATTTTGCTGGAAAAACAAAGACAAAAGCCGAGACAGATAATTTGATATTATTAAACTTGGAAAAATCTATATTGTTGTATAGCCAGATTATAACTGACTTGAGGTCAGAAATAGAATTATTGAATATCAAGGTTCAGGAATTGGAAGGTAAAATTGACGAACTGCACCTTGAAAATAAAAAATTAAAATCACAAGTTAATCTTTAAGTAATGCCATTACCAATAAAAACTGATAAGGAAACCGACAACGATTTTATATCAAGATGTGCTGTGAAGGTTGCGGACGAGTTCCCAAATATGGAACAGAGATTAGCAGTTTGTTATAGTCAGTTGGAGAAAACTAAAATGTCTAAAGAAAAGAAGGAAGATAAGTTTGTCCTTCAACCTAGAAGAAAAGAGGCAAGAGGGGTCTATCTAAAAAGATGTTCTGCTAATTCCAAGATGAGAGAAATGTACCCTATGATGAAAAAAAGAATGGGATATTGTCTTAATGCTTATTCCGAGTTTTATAGATGGTGGGGTAAGTTTGAGGATACAGACATTCCTGCTGATTCAGCGTTGGGTAGATGTATCGCAAGAAAACGAGCGACTGGCACCGACTATAAACAAGCCTACAGAGAATGTGCTTCTCGTGTTGTAGTTCCAAATACTCCTATTGTTATGAGCGATGATTTATTGATTGAACCAGTTGAGTTTAGTGAGATGAGTGTATTGGGTTATGAGACAAAGTATTTTTACATCTGTCCTGGCGCACAGGCGACATTCCAACATCTTGTGGATATGAACCCTGATGATGAAACTGCTGGTATGATTAGAAGTGCGGCTCAAATCGCAGATAATGTATTTGAGATTGAAGCCAAGGTATTGGAAGATAAGACGGCTACAACTGAACAACTCAACCAAGCCGAGATATTAGTTGATGATTTCTATGACCTTATGGATGAGATTGATGAAGAGTTAGGTATGATTCACGATGTATCTTATATGGACGGACATATTGAATTGATTGAATCCTACATTAAATAAATAAATTAAAATAAAAACATAAAAAAATATGAGTTTTTCAATATCAAATACATCGGCTTCAGCGGTAATCACGACATTATCCACGCCGAGTAGTGTAACTGGTGAATTAACTATTACGAGTGGTTCTTTGCCACTTGTGGAGGGTGATTTGATTAGTGGAACAAATACGGAGATTACTAACACAAAAGGTTCTCCATATGGTACTATACAGATGTTCTTACAACAAGGGGATGTCAATATAGATACTTACGTAAATAATACTTTGTATTCAACCGATACATATGGTTCGGGTATGATTTCAGTTCAGACCCCAATTCTTCAATCAGGAGATAGTTTGACTATGTCTGTGTCTGATGCTTCATTTGATTGTTATTCATTGGGAGCATTTGGTGGAGATATTCCTGAATCCATTGTAGAACAACCTGATGGAAAAATATTATTTGGTGGTTATTTTACATCTTATGATGGAACGGCTGCTAATAGAATTGTAAGATTAAATACTGATTTTAGTATTGATGACACATTCGTGTATGGTACTGGTTTCAACGCAGAAGCAACAACTATCGCACTTCAATCAGACGGAAAAATATTAGTTGGAGGAAACTTTACACAATATAACGGAACAGCAAGAAATAGAATTGTTAGATTAAATACAGATGGTTCTTTGGATACATCATTTGCTATTGGAACTGGATTTAATGCTACAGTATGGTCTCTTGTAGTTCAACCTGATGGTAAAATATTAGCAGGTGGTAATTTCACTTCTTATTCAGGAACATCAAGAGGTCGTCAGGTTAGATTAAATAGTAATGGTTCAATAGATTCAACTTTCCAAAATTCATCTGCTAATAATGTAATATATCAAATTAGATTACAAGAAGACGGAAAAGTTTTACTTGGAGGAGTGTTTAGTAGTGTGAGTGGTGTTTCTTGTGGAGCAATTGCTAGATTGACTACGGGAGGAACTATTGATGGTACCTTCCAATTATCAGGTTTCACAACTGGTGGAGGACTAGGTCTTTATGGAATGTCAATAGATGAAAATAATAAGATAGTTTGTACTGGTAGTTTTAGTACTTATTCGGGGGCTTCAGTAGGTGCGGATATTGCAAGATTAAATACAAATGGTACTTATGACTCCACATTTAATGTTGGAACTGGTTTATCAGGAGGATTTGGTGTAGATATAACCCCAACAAATGGTAAGTATTTTGTATCAGGAATATTTAATGAGTTTAATGGAACATCGGTTGGTTCAATTTTAAGGGTCAATTCTAATGGTTCTTTGGATACAACATTCAACTCTGGTACTGGTGTTGGTTATGATGCTGGTTGGCTTTCAATGCCAAGTACAGTATTATCCGATGGAAATTATTTAGTTTCTGGTGCATTCACCGATTATGATGGAACTACCGTACCAGGTACTGTTGTCCTTGACCCTATGGGTAAACTATTAAATTGTGAATAATTATTGATTACCAAGATACTATTAGTTATAATAGATATTAGGGGGGGAGGTTCTCTTGTTTGTTTTTTCCCATTTCTATCGTAGATGCTTTACCATCCCCCCCTTCTTAAAAAAGTCAGATACTAAAAATATTTGACTTTTTTTTATTTACCCTATTGATATTTTTGTTAGGTATAGGTATATTTATATTATAAACAAATTAGAAATGGAAAGAACTAAAAACAAATTGGAACAACTGATTTTCGCAGAGCAGGAAATCAAAAGGCAAGAGACCTATTATCAGTATCATTTATCAAAATACACAAAACAATAATGGGAATGACTAAAAGATTTTTGGAAGAAATCCTTGAGGAGGATATTTTCCCTTGTGATATGGATTATGAATATCACCAGTGGGTCATCAATAAACAACTTGAAGACCAAGAAGAATGTATAAATAATTTTATTGAAACACAATCAGCATACGAGGAGATGCTCGCAGACAAATACTAATATGGCACAAGACACGCAAAAAACCATCGTAACACAATCACAATTAAAGTTTGTATTTGATTATACAAATAAATTGGGAGTTAATCTAACACTAAAAGAAACAGTAGGTATTACAAATGTATTAGTTGATTATTGTATCAACGGATACTCTAAAGAGTTAGGTGATAGATTGGAAGCAATAGACACCTTTATTCGTGGCAAGTTTGTTGAAGAATAATATTTATTATTAAGAAACCAAAAAAAAGGTTTTCCTACTGCCATTGCTTCCTTTTTCCCCTACTATTCAGTAGGGGTTTTTTTTATGTAATACGATTTCCTTGCTGATGGATTAACAGTACCATCAGGTAGGTAATGACAATCCGTATTTATTTTTCTCTTCTTATACTTCATAGGGTATTTTTCATTAACATTATGTTTATCCACAAATTGTTTATGAACGTCACCCGATACATCATACCCAATTTTGGTTAAGATGTAATACATATCCTCATAATCTTTTTTGGTACATCCAGCCATACTGAAGTGTGCTGCTTCAGATTTCCTAAACTCTTTATTAAAGGGGTGAATAGTTGTCTGACCTTTTGTTGATTTCCTACCTTGATTTTTACACATTTTACAGACCTTACTAACACCATCTCTACATTCTTTACACTTGTAGAATGATGTTAGGTCTTTTTCAATTTCACACGAATTACATTTGATTTTTTTCATATCAATAAATATAGGGATTTTAGAAAAAGTTTTTCAAGGTTGAAAAATATTTTTAATTTAATTTGGTTATTATTTATCTTTTACATACGACCCCTATATTTATAATTGTAGTTAAACTGACAGGAAAAGGTTTAATATCGTCCAGAGGGTATAATCGGCACGGAACGAGAGTATGGATCTTACAGGTGGATAAATCCAAATAGGAAATTGAGACATACCTGCTACAAAAAAGGTCAATAAGGATAAATAAGATATGGGGGTATGGAACTGGTCTTATGAAACTTATTGGGTGAGGTATAAAAATAAGGGAACTAGAACTCTGCCTTGTTGATAATGTGGAGGAAAAAATATAAATTATGGTATGAGACAAAAATTGAAAAACTTGGTAGTATATCTACAACAAAAAAATAATAATTTTATTTACAATAGTATTATAACAGTATTGGAAAAATACTATGAGTTTATATTATCTCATTTTGATGTTAAAGATTCAGATTATTTTTTGGAACAATTCATTCATATGAAAGAAATTACTAACAAAGATGTATCTAAAATATTTGATTCTTTTATTGCTGAAAAAACACTTATTGAAATTAGTGAACAACCTGCCGCAAAAGGTGGTGTGTATTTTATTTATGACGTTCAAGGAACATTATTGTATATTGGAAAATCTGAAAGAAGCCTCAAATTGAGAATGGTTCAATCTTTTATTGATAAATTACCTTATGGATCTCATCATATAAAAACCATATGTCCTGAAACAAAAGTTCTTATTCACGAACTAGAATCATTATCAATAAAATATTATAAACCTTTATTGAATCAAATGTTTGAGAAAGAAGTACCGATGAGAGAGGAATTGTATTATGCTTTATTTGGGAGAATAACCAAAGTTTTATCAGAAAAACAACCAATAAGAATAACTATTATGCCTATGGAAAGTACTAATGATTTATTTGATAATCTTGACGATTGTATATGAACGAACATAATGAAGAATGGCAAAGAGGTAATGAATCTAAATTATCTTCAACGGAAAGAATCTACTTACATCAGGAATGGTTACAGAAGCAACATAAAGATATTAAAGATAAAATCACTTCAAGGATAAAGGTTGAAGAACAACCTGTAATTGGATTTATAAAAGATTAAAAAAAATAATTAAAGAATTATTGATATTTGACTAATAGGTCATATACTTATAGTAAAGAAAAAAACAAACATATGGAAATTACAAACAGAACCGAAAAACGCATTTACGACTTATTGATTCAAGACATCTACAAAAGTGCTAATCAATACTCAATCCTAACCAACGTAGAAATTGGAACAATACTAAATGTATCCCCAATTACAGTAAGAGACAAAGTCATCAAACTACGCAAACAAGAACATCTAATCTGTCTAACTAATCACTTTGACGAGAACAACAAGTATTTCGCAAGAAAGATACTCAAAGGTAATAGACCTGGATAAATTGATTAGACACTACGATTTTGTTAAACGATTGGATAGAACAGAATATCAACGAATTAAGGAAAATATGTAATAGAGTCGCAAAACAAAATAATACAGATGACCTATTACAAGTTTCAATACAACAATTTCTTACCAACAGGAAGATAGATCTAATCCCTGATGGTGAGAAGTTGTTTTTCTTTGCTCGTATAGTTAGAAATAATTTCAACTCAAAGACCAGCAAAT